GACATGCGGCATCAGGTTTTGTATTCGCACTTGGTCGCCATGTGGGATGCTCAGCAACCGATTGATCTCATTTCGTTTCAGCAACGGCTAAAGGATGCTGGGCAACTGGAAGGCGTCGGCGGGTTGGCTTACTTGTCCGAACTAGACGGCAAGGTGCCATCGGTTGCCAATCTTGGTTACTACCTGAGCATCCTCAAAGAGAAGTCCACGCTGAGGCATTTGCTTCAAGCGGCCGTTGGCATCGTCGGCAAGGTTTACGAAGCCAGCGGACCCATTGACGCCTTGGTTGACGAGGCAGAGCGCGAAATCCTCAAAGTCGGCGAGGACTCAGGGGCCGGCGAGATTGAGCTAACACAGAAGGAACACGTCCGCGCGGCGATAGATGCGATTCAGCAAAGGTTCGGCGGCCAGATGACCGGACTACCTACCGGAATCCGTTCACTCGATAAGCTCACCGGAGGATTGCAGCCAAGCGACATGATCGTCATCGGCGCCAGGCCTTCGTGCGGCAAGACATCGCTAGCCGTCCAAATCGGAATGGTCGCTGCGGAGGCTGGATGCGGTGTCGGCATCTTCTCGCTTGAGATGACGGCAAGCATGCTGAATCAGCGCGCGCTTGGAACCATTGCACGCATCAACGTGCAAAAGGGGGATTGGACCGAGAAAGACATGCGGCTGATTACAAGCGCCGCCACCAAGCTCTCCAAGCTCCCGCTCTACATCGATGACCGCTCCGGCCTAAAGATGGCTCAGATCAAAGCCAAGGCGCGGCGTTGGCATAAGAAGCACGGAATCCGGCTGCTCATCATTGATTATCTAACTCTGATTCGGCCAAGGCTAGACAAGGCTGACCGGCAAGCCTCCGTCGCTGAAATATCCAATGACATCAAAGGACTGGCCAAGGAGCTGAAGGTGCCGGTGATTGCCTTGGCTCAGTTGAACCGTGACATTGAAAAGGGTAAGGAGCGGAAGCCAACACTGAGCGACCTAAGGGAGTCGGGGCAGATCGAACAAGACGCCGATGTGATTTGCTTCCTCTACAAGGAAGACCCGAACCACGAACCGTCAGACGTGGTTGTGCAGGTCAACCTTCTAGTCGCCAAGCAACGCAACGGCGGGCTGGATGAAATCCGTCTCAGCTTTCACAGGGAGACAACACGCTTTGAGGAAGGGTCACCGATTGAGGATTGAGACAAAATCATATCCGTATTTGGTGGCGGCGTTATTTGTGCAACCGGACGGTTGCTACGCTAGCCTTCCATTCGTGGATGCATGGCCAGAGTCCCGCGATGCTCGCCGATACAATGGTAACCTACCGGTGGTAGCTCATCCGCCATGCCAACTATGGGGAAACCTATGCGCCGTGAACTATGCCCGATGGGGCGGCGAGCATAACAAACCAGGGAACGACCATGGATGTTTTGCTGCCGCCGTAAAGCATGTAAGACGCTGCGGAGGTGTTTTGGAACATCCGGCTATGTCTAAGGCGTTCGCCGCTCACGACATTGCGCCTCCCATTTCTATGGGTTGGCAGCGCGTTACATGCGGAGGATGGGTTTGTGAGGTGTGGCAATCCGCCTACGGACACCGCGCCAACAAAGCAACTTGGCTGTATTACTACGGAAAACCACCACCAGCGGAGCTAATATGGGAAAGGATTGTAGGAACTCACCAAGTCGGCATGCCGTGCCGACAAGGAATCCGGGCCAGTGAGCCATGGAGAAACAAACCGAGTTTAAGCAAGCGAGAAGCAAACGCGACGCCAGAGCTTTTTCGGGACGCGATGATTTCTTTAGCCATCAATTCTAGCCAATGAAACCAAAACCAAACAACAAACAGCTTAACCGCATCGACTTCCAAATCGAATCCCGCCGACGCTTCCGCATTTGGTGGGGCGAACTGGTCCGCACCATTCCCGGATACGGCTCGCCTGAGCATGAGTGCATCGCGTGGGCGGCGTGGGATGCGGGGACGAATCAGAACAAGGCAACCAAGTGAGCAAACAGGAAGGCCACGCAATCGCGAGGGAAGGGGGCGCCACGGGGGCGGGCAAGGTAAGTGGGGTAAAGGGGGCGGAGAGCATTACGAATGCAATGAGAGCAAACTACGACAGTAACAAGATCGTGAAGCAGCCAAAGATTGAACACTGGCGCTGTGCCGTCTGCCTTTACACGGCAGGGCTTGGGTGTGTGCGCATTGGCAGGTTGCTGAGGAAGAACAAGGGGCAGGTTGCTAGATGGGTCCGGTTTGCTGGGGTCAGTGATGCAGCCCGGCAAAACGGAATCAGGGGCAATAAAGCGAATGCCATGAAGTGGGCACAGTCCGCAGAGACCATCGCAAAGCGGGCGCAGAAGCGGCTTGATGATGCTTCAATGCTCAACAGGAGGAAGGAAAACGGGACGCCGGCCTTCAGCGATTTGCCACTGTTTAACCATGCGTCAGCTATCAAGAAGCGCATTTTCGCAAGGCAGTGGAGTCGCAAGAACATCAAGAGGATATGCCAAAGGATAAAGCATAGGTGCCGAACTGACCCAGCCTTCAAGGTGTTAAAAAACCAAAGGATGCGACTCTGGCAAGTCCTGAAGAGAAACCCAAAAGCTGGCACAACGCTAAAGCTTATAGGATGCACCAAGGAACATTTGGTTAGGCATCTGGAATCAAAATGGAAACCCGGCATGAACTGGTCCAACTACGGGTTGCATGGTTGGCACGTGGACCACATCAGACCGTGCGATTCGTTTGATTTGTCCGACCCAAAGCAGCAGGCGGAGTGCTTCCATTACACAAACCTACAGCCTTTGTGGAGTTTTGAGAATTGGGCCAAAAACAACCGATGGGAACCCTCCCGGCGCCCACTTTCCCCTTCGGGTGACGAAAGTGCAAACAGCATCCGTGACAGGTAAAAACAGTGAGAAACACAAGGAATAACGATAAAGCTCTGCCGGAATACCCATCCATGCAGGCGTGTGTTGGGGCAACCGGAATCCCATTGGACGTGTTGCGAGCTGCAAAAAAAGGCGGGTGCTCAGCATTCCACGGCTCCGGCCGCGTTGACCTCGAAAAGCTCCTGCGATGGCTGTTCCGTTCCGACGATCCAACCGAAACCGATACCGTTAACGATTGGGGAAAAGAGCTAAAGAAGTGGCAGGCCAAGCGCGCCAAGATCGAGCACGACCGCGAGGTGGGCGAACTGGTTGAGAAGGTCGCCGTGATTGAGCAGGTCCGCGAACTGAACGCCAAGGCGCGTGCCGTGCTTCAGAGGCTGCTAGAGGTTGAGCTACCCGCCCGGTGCGCCGGCCAGGATGCCAAGGAAATCCTCCGACACAACAAGGCCGCGCTCGTTGAAGTGTGCGGCATCCTAGGAAAAGCGGAATGAGCTTCACCCTCGCCCCCTACTTCGCCGAGGCGTGGCAGATGCCGCCCGACGAGTCGATCCACCAATGGGCCGCGCGCAACGTCACTTTCGGTTCGTGGTCTCCGTATGAGGGACGGTTCAACCCTGAGTTGATGCCGTGGCTGATACGCCCGATGGAAGCCATGCGGCAAGACGACCTGTGGCGCATCGTCATCGTGGCCGCGGCTGCCGGCGGCAAGAGCACGCTGGCGGAGTTGTTCCTGTCGTGGCTGATCGCCCGCGCGCCGGGGCCGGTGGCATGGAACGCGCCGACCGAGGAAGACGCGAAAGAGTTTTCCGAAACGCGCATCCAACGCTTCCTCGAAAGCTGCCCCGAGGTTGCCAAGTGGTTTCCGCAGAACCGGCACAAGAAACGGACGAACGCGATTCTGTTCCCGCACATGAGCCTCATCATCCAAGCGGCCAACGAAGGCAACGCGCAGATGAAGCACCTGCGTTACCTCATCAATGACGAAACGTGGCTATGGAAGCCGGGTATCCTAACGCAGATGCACAAGCGAACCACGCGCTTTGCTCACAACCGCAAGGTCATTGATATTTCAACGGGCTCACTTGACGGCGACGAGACGGACCAAGGGTGGAAGGACGGCACGCGCGAGGAGTGGCAATTCAGATGCGAAGCATGCCACGGCCATCACGTTCCGCAGTTCACCTTCGGCCGCAAGGATGCGCCCGGCGGTGTGAAGTGGTCGGCCGACGCGCGGCGCAAAGACGGGTCGTGGGACTATCGCGTGGTCATCGGGACAACCGAATACGAATGCCCACACTGTCAGCGCCGCTACCAGCCGAACGACGCCAACGCAGTGATGTTGAACCGCCACGGCTGTTACTCCACACCAAGCCCCGACGCTAACCCCGGCGTCGCTTCGTTCTCATGGTCGGCTATGGTTTCCGACTTCCGCATTCTCCCGCAGATCGCCGTTGAACTCCTGCAAGCCAAGGAAGCCATCCGCCGTGGCACGATGGAACTGATGCGCGAAGTCACCCAGAAGCGGTTTGCGAAGGCGTGGAAGGATGAACCCGCCAACGATGTCGTGGGCACCCGCGAGAGCGACTACAACATGGGCGACCCGTGGCCCGATGAGGTTGCGCGATTCCTCACGGTGGACGTTCAGCAAGCCCACTTCTGGGGCGTGGTCCGGGCATGGGCTGCCGATGGACGCTCGCGCTTGGTGTGGGCGGGACGGCTGGAAACGTGGGACGAAATCCGCGACCTGCAAAACCGCAGCGCCGTCCGCAGCGAGTTCGTCATCGTGGACTCAAGCGGGTTCACGGATCGCGTCTATTCCGCGTGCTGTCGCTGGGATTGGACCGCTATTAAAGGCGAGGAAGCGGCCGGCGGATACCTGCTCAAGGTCGGCGAAGGTGAGAATGAAAAGAACGTCCGCGTTCCAGTGAAGGAAGCCAATGGCCGCGGGTATCCGCTCCGGCTTGAGCCCGGCTCCGTGGTCACCAGTTGCGCGCTCTACCTCGTCAGCGAAGGAATGACCGCCGACAGCATGGACCTTTTCCGCAGCGGTAAGGCGGAAGGCTGGACGATTGCCCGCGACACGCCCGACGATCACCGCCGGCAGATTGCCGCGCGCGTGCGGCGCACCCGGCCGAATCCCAAGACCGGCCAGATGCAAACTGAATGGATAACCGTGGGCCGCGACGGCGAGCATCTGTGGGACTGCGAACGCTACCAAATCGCGGTCGCATGGCAGGCCGGATTGATTGGTGTCAGTGAACAGGCAAAAGCATGACCGAACTTCTCACATCAAAGGAACTCGCCGCGCAACTCAAGCGGTCCATTGACTACGTTTACGCCATGCGCAAGGCCGGGTTCCCGATGCCGGGAAAGCGGGCGACGCTGGCCAATGCGTTGACATGGCTGGCGGACAATCCGAACCCAACGCGCAAGGCGAAGCCCGCCAATCCCGCGGAATCGTGAACATTCGGCAACGGGCGCATTGTATTACACGCGCAATAGCCGCGCAGTTGGTTCGTGGCAGCAACCACAGCCTTCCGGCGTCTGTTCCTTCGTGGCCTCTACGCAGAGGCGACCCGGCTGGGGCTTGGCTTTGAGGCGGCACTGACCGCGGCGGTCGGCGTCAATTACGCCGCCACCAAGACCGGCAAGGTCATCATCGCCACCGGGGCCGCCGGCCGGACCGTCCAATTCATGCTGCCGTCTAGCGGTGGACTGACTCCGGTGGAGATTGGCGAACTCGTCTCCGACCTGTTTGACCTGTTTGATACCTGCCAGTCCGCGCTGATTTCCGCCGGCATCACGTCGCCGACCGACGCGCAAATCTTCGCCGAAATGAAGTTTCGGTTGCAGCCGGTGACCGAATTGCGAACCGACTTCATCGGCCTCCGCCTTGGCCACGGCAAACCCGTCACAATCACCGCCGCATGAACCTACGTGCGCGCATGGCGGCAGCATGGGCGGTGATTACCAACCGCTACGAAGCGGGGCAGCGTTACGACACCGCTCGTAGCGACGTCCACGGGTTTGTTCGCGACGCGCGCTTCGATGCCGACCAAGCCACGCGCTTGGAGATTGTCCGCAAGGCCCGCTATTTCGAGCGCAACAGCGGCATCGTCAACCGGCTGGCCGACCTGTTTGAGCAATTCACCGTTGGAGCCAACGGGCTTCAATTCATCCCGGCGAGTTCCGATGAGGAATGGAACACCCGCGCCCGCGATTGGTGGACTGGCTGGGAACGTGTCTGCGACATTGCGAGCCTGCATCCGTTTGGATCACTGCAAAGCCTCTGCGCCCGATTGTGGTTTGTTGACGGCGAAGTGTTCCTGCTCAAGACCTACGGCGAGGAAGTCACGCTCAACGGGCGAACGATTCGGCGTCCGCGGGTTCAGATCATTGAGTCGCACCGCGTCGCTACGCCGGGCAACATTCCCAAGGGAGTCACGGTCATTGACGGCATCGAGCTAAACGCCAAGGGCCGGCCCGTTGCGTATCACATCCGCACTTCATTCGAGGGCGACAAGTTTGAGCGCATTGAGGCGCCCAACATCATTCACATTTTCGAGCCATCGCGTGCCGGCCAATACCGCGGGCTGCCGATGCTTTATCCAGTGCTCAATGACCTGCATGATTTGGACGATCTCCAGATGCTGCAAATGCGGAAGAGCAAGGATGCCGCGGACATCACCAACGTATTCAAGACCAAGACCGGAGAACTGCCGGCCAATGGGCTGCAAGCGTCGCGATTCGAGATCAACAAGCAAACCGCCGCGAACGTCGAAACGCTCGAAACGCGGACTGACTACATCCGCAAATCATCCGGCGGCGGGCGAACGATTGCCATTCGTTCTGACGAGACGTTAGAGCAACACCGCAGCGACACACCCAGCATCGCGGACCAAGCGCACTGGGATTACGTCCTTTCCAAGATTTGCGCCGGCGTTGGTATTTCCAAGCTGTTGGTGATGCCGTTCAGCCTGCAAGGCACCGTCACGCGCGCCGACCTCGACACCGCGGCCGTATTCTTCCGCAGCCGCAGCGCGGTCTTGGCTTCCGCTTTCGAGAGCATCTATCGCTGGTGCATGGAGTGGGCAGTCTATTCCAACGCCAACAACCTTGGCGACCCGCCCGCGGATTTCCTCCGCGTCACCGTGCGTCCGCCTCGCTCCGTCAACGTGGACGTTGGCCGCAACTCCGCCGCGCTGATTAACGAATACCGGGCCGGATGGCTGACGCTTGAAGGCATCTGCGGCGCGCTCGGTGAAGACTGGCGCGAAATCCTGCGGCAGCGCGCGAAGGAGCGGAAGGTTGCCGGAGAAATCGAAGCCGAGTTTGAGATTCCAAACGGGTCGCTAATCGAAGCCGCGCTTGAGGCAATCCAGCAAGAGGCAGCAACCAATCCTCCGCAACCCGCAGCCGTTCCAGCATGAAAACCTGTTTCACTTTCAAAGCGTCCGCCGATGAATCCGCCCCGGCGGAAATCCTGATCTATGACCAGATTGGGCGCGACTTTTGGAGCGGTGAGGGCGTGGTGGCCAAGGAGTTTGCTCAGGAGTTGGCCAAGATTCCGGCCGCTCGCAAAATCACCGTCGGCATCAACTCGCCCGGCGGTTCCGTTCACGAGGGGCTTGCCATCTACAACCTGCTTTCCGCGCGACGCAACCAAGTGACATGCCGCATCGACGGACTCGCGGCCAGCATCGCGTCCATCATCGCGTTAGCCGGTAGCAAACTGGTCATGCCCGCAAGCGCGCTGCTGATGATTCACGACCCGTCCGGCATTTGCATGGGCACCGCTGACGAAATGCGCGAGATGGCGACGGCTCTGGAAAAGCACAAGGAGGCGCTGGTCAACGTATACGAGGAAAAGACCAAGAAGCCGCGCGCCGAAATTGAGCAGGCGATGAAAGACGAGACGTGGTTCACCGCTGCTGACGCCAAGGCGTTCGGCCTAGTGGACGACGTGACCGCCGAAGTCGCGGCCACCAACACCTTTGACCTTTCGCAATTCCGGCGAGTGCCGGCGTCGCTGAAAAACCAAACCAAACCGCCCGCGCCGAATGAAAGCGGGGCAACCACAAGCATCATGAATCGAACCGAGATGATTGCCCTGGCAACCGCGCTGGGCATCAAGATCGACAACGCCGCTACCGACGAACAGTTGAAGGCCGCGTTGATCGCCCACAAACCCGCCGCGCCACCCGCGCCGGACAACTCCACCGCCGAAGACTTGAAGGCCATCAAGGCGCAACTCGAAACCGAGCGCCGTGCCCGCGTGACCGCAGAAGTCCAAGCCTGCGCCGATGCCGGCCGCATCCCCGGCGCCAGCGTTAAGGACTGGGTGGTTGACATCCTTGCCGCGCCCAACGCGGAAGGTGGCGCCAACATCCTCGCGCGCCTGCAAGCTCTGCCCGAGCGGAAGCCCGGCCACGATCCTGTCAACAACGGCGGCAAGGAAGCGCCCAAGGCAATGAAGCGTTCCGAGTTCATGAACCTGTCCCAAACCAAGCGGAATGAGTTCATCCGCGACGGCGGCAAGCTGACCGACTAACCACAACCAAATCTCAACCAATAACTTTCGCACACTATGGCTAACGACATTTCACTGACGGGTCTTACTGAGACCCTTTACCAAGCCCGCGACATCGTCGCACAAGAGCCGACCGGCTTCATTCAGGGCGTCATCGTCAACGGCGGTTCCGAAGGCGTCTCTGCCGGCGGCACCGTCACTTCGATGCGGACCACCGAGCCGACGCTCGAAACCAGCTACACTCCGGCGATGACTCCGCCGGATGCAGCCGACATTACTACGGCAGTCGAAACCCTGTCCCTGTCCCTGTATGCCGGGGCCAGCATCCCGCTGAAGGGTGAACAGTGGTTGCAGCTTGTGAACACGGTCGGCGCCGAGGCCGCACTGACCACGCTTTACGCGCAGGGCATTCGCAAGATGGTCAACCAGATTGAGTCCAAGGTTGCCGAGGTTGCTTACAAAGGATCGAGCCGCGCGGTTGGCACTGCTGGCACTGCTCCTTTCGGCAGCAACTTTGAGATTCTGTCCGACCTTTACCGCATTCTGGAGGACAACGGAACGCCGATGAAGGACGGCATGTTGTCGTGCGTCATTAACACCGCCGCCTCCGCGAACCTTCGCAAGCGGTCTAGCTTGACCAACGTGGGCGATGCGGGAACCGACGTGACCCTTCGCCGCGGCGAGTTGCTGAACGTATACAACATGTCCATCCGGTCTAGCGCCGGGGTTCAGGCTCACACCAAGGGCGCAGGCGCTTCCTACGTCATCAATAACGGCAACATCGCCGTCGGCTCCACCACGATCTCGGTTGACGGCGGCACGGTGAACAGCACCGGCTTCAAGGCTGGTGACGTAATCTCCGTTGCGGACGAACCGACCGCTGGCAATTACGTGGTCAAGACCGGACTAACCGCGGTTGCTGGTGACATCGTGTTGAACTACCCGGGTCTTCGCGGCGCCATTGTTGATGGCAAGGCGGTCACCATCGGAAACAGCTACACCGCCAACGTCGCGTTCCATAAGAACGCCATCGAACTGGCGATGCGCCCGCCCGCTCAACCTCCCGGCGGTGACGTTGGCGAGGAAATCGCAACGCTGTTCGATGAACGCACCGGCCTGTCGTTCTCGGCCCGGCTCTACAAGGGCTACGGCATGAGCCAAATCAAACTCATGGCCTTCTACGGCGTGAAGGTCTGGAAACCCGAGTTCGTGGCTACGCTCCTCGGCTAAGCGAAACACCACGCGCGGGGCGGATGGGTTCATGTGCTCATCCCGTCCGCCCCGTTTTCCTCCTGATGAATCTTGCCGACCAATGCCTAGCCGAAGGGCTGGAAGACCTGTTCTCGCACGCGGGCGACACCGCTTACGTGAGCATGGCTGCCGGCACAAAGCGGCGCTTGGTTGTGCTGTTTCAGGAGCCAACCGGTATCATCGGACTTGAGCCCGTGGAATTGACCGCACCCACCGCCACCGCGCGAACGTCCGACGTTGCCGACGTGGCCGCTGGGGATACGCTCCGGATCGAACTGCCGGGTGCTGACAGAACCTTTGAAATCATCGCCGTGGAACCCGACAGCCGCGGCGCAACCAAGCTGACCCTCGCCAATACGTGAGCGCACGCCGCCAACAGATTCTTGCCGCCTTAGTGACTCGTCTTGAGACGATCACCACGGGCAACGGCTATCTGACCAACGGTGGCAGCAACGTGCGGCTGAACCCCGACAAGGACACCGAACCCACGGGGCAAGGTAACACCGCCGGCTTTGTGATTCGCGAAACCGGCGGCACCGAAGCGGCTGGCATGGTTGGCGAGAACTTCGGAGTCATTGAGTTTGATATTGTCTCACACGCGACTGCGCTCAAAGACAACGACCCGAACGAAACGGCTTCGGACCTGTGGACCGACCTAATGGTTGCGCTCGGCACCGACAAGACGCTCGGCGGCCTGTGTGATGACCTTGTAAGCGCCGGCCACGAAGCCTCCGAGACGCAGGGCGGCAAACGCTACGCCGCGCGCCGGCAGAGCTTCCGAATCCATTACCGCGCCACGCGCTGGGCACCCGCCACCGCACCCGCATAACGTATGCCCACAATTTCAGGAATCGCCAAAGACCCAAACGATACGCCCGCTGATGGCGTCTTGTTTGAGCGGCAAAGCCCGGTGGTGTCCGGTTCCAATACCGTCACGCGCCGAGACGTCCGCGCGACGCCGAACGCTTCAACCGGCGCCTTCTCCGTCACGCTGCTGGCCGGCATATATCGCTACTATCCCGACGCGGATTCTGACATTTACGTGCTGATCGAGGTGGGTTCAACCGCCGCGGACATCGAAGACCTGGTGACCGAAACCAGCGCGCCCGTCTCGCTGATTACCTACTTCGCCACGCTCACCGCGGCCAAGGCACACACCCGGTTCATTGACGACCGCGTTTACG